TCAGATTACGAGCAACTTTATTGTTATGAAATTAAATCTTTGGGTCAAGATTTTTATAGTTTGCCTCAATACAGTTCTTGCCTTAACTTTGCGTTTTTGAGTGGCGAGCTTTCGTATTTTGCTAAATCGAATATTCAAAACTCAGTATTTCCATCTTTTGCTATGATGTTTCCAAAACGTCCACAAAGCGAAGAAGAAAAGCATATGATTAAAGAGACCATTGATAGGTTAAAAGGTGCAGCCAACGCAGGAAAAGCTGTTGCCTTCTTTGCCAATTCACAAGAGCAACTTCCGAAGATTGAAGCACTACCAATTAATGGCAATGATAAACTATTTCAAGAGGCATCACAGCTTAACACGGAACAAATATGCTTTGCTCATACGATTGACCCAATATTAATGGGTGTACGTACTACAGGAAGTCTAGGAGGTGGTGCAGATATTAAACAAGCGTATGTTATCTTTGAAAAGAACGTAGTAATGGAGCTTAGGAGCTGTGTACAGCATATCTTCAATGAGCTATTAACTATCTCTAAGATACCTGCTGAATTTACCATCAATAATTTTCAAATCATTAACGAGAATATAGTTGAACTTGAAGGAGATACCTCTAAAACGAATGACGCTCTTAACTCACTTAGTCCTTTAGTAGCTACTAAGGTACTTGAGACAATGACAATCAACGAAGTAAGAGCCTTAGCATCTTTACCTCCTATTGAAGGTGGCGATATGACACAAAGAGCAGCAGATGCTGTAGTAGTAACCCCAACAACACCAATATAAGATGCTATATTTCATTACAGAAACATACCTTAAAGTAAATACTCCAATTACGGCTAACGTAGATGTAACAGATGTGACACCTTACATAGCAACTCAAGCAGCTCTTAGAGTACAACCTATTTTAGGCACTACTTTTTACAATCATATGTTAACAGCGTATAACGCTCAAACTTTAACACCTGACGAGATAGATTTAGTTGAATTTATACAGCCTGTAATAGCTTGGCGAAGTGCCGAGGATGCTGTGTTTGGCTTAACTTACCAATTAAAAAATAAAGGACTTCAAACTCAAAGTGGTGACTATTCTGCAAGTGTATCTCGTAATGAAGTTGCTTTTGGAATGGAACATTACGCACAAAAAGCATCATTCTTTGAGCAAAGGCTTATAAGATGGCTACTAACTAACAAGAATCTATTTCCTATCTTTATTTCAGCTACTAATACTGACACTGATTTACGACCAATGTTTAACCATTGCAATTGTATTACACCTTATCAACTTACTTGCACCGGTTTATGTGGTAATTTCTTAGAGAATGGCTATAATAACTCTATACTTATTTTATGAGGATGCAATTAGCTATCTTACTAACTTCAATTAAACAATCAATGGTTCAACTATTAGCCGTTATAGGTGCTTTCTTTTTACCTATATCCGGTATATTATTTTTAATTGGTTTTGCAATTGTAATAGATACGCTAACAGGCATTTGGAAGGCTAAAAAACTCAAGATTAAAATTACATCTAGAAAATTATCAGCTATCATATCTAAATTAATGCTTTATGAGGTGGCAGTAATTGGCTTCTACCTGATAGATTATTTCATACTTAATGATATCATTATGAAATTCTTTTCTATACCATTAATGCTCACAAAAATCTTGTCTCTAGTACTAGTAAGTATAGAGGTTATCTCAATTAATGAGAATATAAAAGCAGTAAAAGGTCTTGACATATGGTCAGCTTTTAAGCAGTTACTACAGCGTTCAAAAGAAATTAAAAACGATATAGATGGAGTTAGATATAAGCAAGATAGTACAGAGTCGTCTATCTAAAGACCAATTTGTTGAAGAGATTACTGATAAGAAACAAATCTATTTGCACCATACAGCAGGAGGACCTGATGCAGTAGCTGTAGCTAAATATTTCAACAAACAAGTAGGCAAGGTAGCAACAGCTTTTATCATAGGTGCAAGAGGTACAATCGTGCAATGCTTTAGCTCTAAAAATTGGGCGTATCACTTAGGTCTTAAACAAGACATATTTGAAGAGGCAGGAGTACCATACAAAAGCTTAGATAAAATCTCAGTAGGCATTGAGATATGCAACTATGGCCCATTAACCAAAAAGAATGGCTACTACTATAATTATGTAGGGGGCAAAGTAGACTATACTGATGTAACTATACTAGATAAAAAGTACAAAGGCTATATCTATTGGCAGTCTTATACAGATGCTCAGATAGAGTCTACTAGACAACTTCTAGTCTATCTTTGTGATACATATAATATCCCTAGAACTTACTTTGCTACCATCTTTGATATTGATAAACGTGCTTTGAAAGGAGAAAGTGGTATATTTACTCACAATTCAGTGCGAAAGGATAAGAGTGACATCTATCCTTGTCCACGAATGATACAAATGCTAGAGAATTTATGAAAAAACTAATAGTCTTTTTAAGCGTTTTAACGCTCTTTAGTTGCTCAAGTGAACGCAAAGCACAATATCACTATAAAAAAGCTCTTAAACACGGCTTAAAATTGATTGTAGACAGCGACACAATAAGAATTACAACTATAGATTCTATTCCTATAATAGTCAATGATACTATCATATGGGAAAAAATAGTTACGACTAAGGACTCGGTAATTTTTTTTAAGAATATTTACCTGCCAAAAACGAAATTTCAAACTAGGCTAGAATATCGTTATAAGACTAAGATACTTAAACAAGATGTACTAAAATACAAGTATATATATAAGGATAGTAAAGAAAAACGAAAAGAAGTTCAACAGGAAAAAAGAAAAACTAATTGGAGCTTGTTCTTTTGGGGTTTTGGTGTAGGTATTTTTACCTTATTTCTGATAAAACTTATAATTAAAATCTATCTACCATTTAAATGATAAGAAAACGATTGTTTTTTGACATCGAAACTAGTTTTAATGTTGGAATATTTTGGCGAAGTGGTTATAATTTAACCATTAACCCGGGCGACATCATTCACGAACGTGCAATTATATGCATCTGCTATAAATGGGAGGGCGAAGACAAGGTACATAGCTTGGAATGGGATAGTAAGCAGTCAGATAAAGCAATGCTAAAGAAATTCTTAAAGGTAATGGCTCAAGCTAATGAAATTGTAGCTCACAATGGCGATAGATTTGATATGAAATGGCTTAGAACTAGATGCATATTTCACGATTTAGAAATGCCTCCTGTATATAACACGATTGATACACTTAAAGAAGCTAAAAGATACTTTAACTTTAATAGCAACAAGCTTGACTATATTGCTAAGTTTTTAGGAGTAGGTAAAAAGATGGAAACCGGAGGTCTTGACCTTTGGAAAGACATTGTGTTTAATAAATCACCTGAAGCTATGGCTAAGATGGTAGCTTATTGTCAAATGGATGTAAAAGTATTAGAGTCTGTATTTTATAAGCTCAATACATATACACAATCAAAGGTCAACTATGCTGTATTAACAGGCGGAGACAAATTTGATTGCCCTCAATGTGGTACTAGTCACGTTAAGTACAATAAGAAAGTCACAACCTCAGCAGGTACAATTCATCATTGGCTAGTATGCAACCCTTGTAAGAAGTATTTCAAGGTAAATAATAAAACTTATCAAGATTGGATAACTTATAATATTAGAAAGAAAAATATTTCTTAACTTAGCAACAAGTTTATTGGTTAGTGAAACCCTTGCATCTTTGGTTAGTTTAGCAAGGGTTTTTTTTGTCTAGTTTTTTATGTAATAAACTTGACATTTTTGTCACAAATTTTTGTAGAATTTTTCACTATAAAGTTAGTTTTAACCAACATTATAACTAGAATAATGACATAATGTAAGATATAACTAACATAATAGCTATTTTTTGTAAAGTATATTTAAGATTTTTTCAGGCTATATTCTGATTTTTTTGCAGTTTTTTCAAGCTATACCCTGATTTTCTTATGTTCAAATTTTAGCGTTTTCTATACACGAGGACAAAATATGTCCATTTCCTTATTTAGAATCATTATTGATAACGTATTTTTTTATCGCTAAAACGTAATAGATACAAGGGTTTTATAAAAAACTTTGTTAATTTATTAAAAATAATTGTTAAAATGTTTGCAGTTATAAAAATAGTCTTTATATTTGTATATAATTATTAACCAAACAATTAATATTAACCTTTAAAACTAAACAAAATGAAAGAACTAACTAAAAAAGACGAACAATTAGCTAAAAAATGTTTAAAGCATTTAGAAGATTGGACTAAAGAACAATTACTTGAGGATATGGAGCAATTGCTTTTGGCTTTAGCTGAAAAAGGAAGCGACTTAAAAAACCTTGAATTTTATTACTCAAACCACAAACAAAGCAATTAATATTAACCTTTAAAAACTAGAAATTATGAATATGAGTTATTGCAGATTTCAAAATACTTTACAAGATTTAATTGATTGTGACGATAATTTACCAAATCAAGATTTATCAAAAACTGAGGCGCAAGCGTTTGCTGAGTTAGTTGAGTTATGCAAATCAATTGCAAGCAAATACGATGACTATGATTATTTTGAATTAATCGAGCTATCAAAAGAAGTTTATTAACCTTTAAAAACTAAACGATGAAAAACACAACAAAAGATTACAGGATTGAATTTCAAGACGAAAATCAAAACGAATTATGGACAAGTATTGTAACAGCAGTAGACCTGCAAGATGCTACCAATTACGCACACAAATTAATGGCAGGAACAAGCCACAATGATTTAACCACTTTTATAATAACTGAGCTATGACAACAGATGAAATGACAGCGACTATCCTTCTCTATTCAATAGAGCTTAGAGACGAGTATAATGAGATGGTCGGAGCATTCGGACATACTGACCCTGCGACTCAAAGATTACAAACAAAATATGTAACGCTTTTAATATTAATCGAAAAACTAGGACTAGATGAAAATTATTGAAATAATACAAGGATTAACAGCCTTAACACTTTTTTTAGTAGCAATGTATATATCTTGTGCGTTATGAGTTACGAGATAGATTACGTAAAAAAAGGCTACCTTAACATATGGTGGGCCTCTGAGGATGGGGGTATTGTGTACACTGCTGAGTACAGATGTTACTCTTATGAAGAGGGCGTTTACGAGGCAATGGTAATAGATAGCTACCTAACTACTAGTAAGTATAAGCTACAATATCCAATTACTAACAAAGAACTTAAAGAAACAAGTGAGCTTGTAGAGGATTGGTTTTATAATAACCCTGAAAATATATAAATATGGAAACAACTGAAAACACATTTACACAAACAACCTTTAGCCTTAAACGAAAGATGCAATGGTGGCGAGAGCAAAGTGTGGAAGGAGATAAAGGTGGAAGTTTTAACTTAGAACTTTACCTAGACTATTTAAGCGAACAAGATTTTAACGAAATAAAACAGGACAAATGAAACATTATAAAGTAACATACGTGTTTTATTTAGACACTAACTGCACTAAAAAAACAATCGGTTATCGTGTTCTAAAAGCACTTGACCGAGACCACGCAATACAAAGAATGGCAATGCAAAGAAAATTAATATTAAAAGTTGAAACAATATGAAAAAACTAATTGAATACATTTACTTACGCTTAATTACTTATACATATGGAAACCTTGATTGATAGAATACACCAAATAATTGAAATAGAAAACCTGCGAGAACGCACAAAGAAACCAACTAAAGTACACAGGCGATGGTTCATATTTTCTTACCTGCGAAAAAATAATTATATTCTTCGTGAAATTGCTGAACTTTTTGGAATGAATCACGCTACTATTATTCACGGAATTACACAGGCTGAATTATTTGCACGAGTAAAAGATGAAATGTACCTGATAGATACGATTGATTTATTTGAGGAGTTTAACAACAGTACAATAAAAATAAAAGAGCGTAATTTAATTGATGACATAATGGAAGGAAAAAACTACCACGATTTAGCTAAAATTAAAAAGCGTTTACAAAACAATGTTTATAAATTTTCAGATAAAAACGAATTTAATTAAAATAATAGTTATATTTGTAAAATGGTTCGCTCTCACAATATAGAACTAAAGGAAGTTATTAGCCTTGTAAATGAAACGACGTGAGAGCCGTGGAATTTATGAGGCTTTTTTATTTACTTAAAAATTAAGATTATGGCAGAAGACAAAAAAGGGTTTATCTTGTATGCAGACCAAAAGGAATTATTTTTACAACTTCCGGATGAACTAGCAGGTAAACTAATAAAACACATTATGGCGTATGTAAACGATGAAAACCCTGTAAGCGATGACATTGTAATTAACATCGCATTTACACCCATCAAGCTACAACTAAAAAGAGACCTTGTTAAATTTGAGGAAACCAAAGGCAGAAGAAGTATAGCAGGCAAAATTGGAGCCGAAAAGAGATGGCAAACGATAGCAAACGATAGCAAACGCATACAAGCTATAGCAAACGATAGCAAAGCAAAGCAAACGATAGCAAAAATAGCTGTTAATGATAATGTTAATGTTAAAGAGAAAGATATATATATATATAGTTTTTTAAATTCTTTGATTGAATACGGCTTTGACAAAGATTTATCTAAGGAATGGATGAAAGTAAGAAAGGATAAAGGAGCAACAAATACATTAACGGCATTTAAAGGCTTTGTAAAAGAAGTAGAAAAAAATGGTAATGAAATTAATTTTATTTTAAGAACTTGCATTGAAAGAAGTTGGAAGGGGTTTAACAGCGAATGGATACCAAAAGTAGTAACAGAATTAAATAGAGAGCCATCAAAATGGAAAGCACCGTGGAGTTAAATGGATTCAAGATTACAGAAGCCGGTGATGTTATTACCGAACTGTTCAGATATCGTGACAATTATAATCAAAAAGGAAAGTATTTAGGCTTTGCTAAGTTGCACGAGCATTATTCAATGAGCTTGGGAAATTGCACCGATTGGACGGGTTTTCCGATGAGTGGTAAAACGCAAGTATTAATGGAGTGTTTAATGAACACATCTAAGTTTTACGGATGGAAACATTTAGTTTACTTTCCTGATGTTGGTTCTAATGTTGAGATTGTAGCTGACTTAATTAATAAAAAGACAGGCAAAAGCTTTAATCCACTAGATAGAAACGTTATTCAAGATAGAGAAATTACTCAAGCAATTGATTGGGTTTTAAATCACTTTAAAATTTTGACTAAAAAAGATATAAAAGCTAAATTAACACCGGTTCAATTTTGGGATATGGCAGTAGAAATTAAAAAAAATCAAGAGCTTCATACTGCATCTATTGATAGTTGGAAGGATTTAAATCACCCTTACAATGACTATGGAGGTTATGCTCAATATCTTGAGTATGTTTTACCATATAGAAATCAAATAGCAGAAAATAATGATTTGCACTTGCATACGATTATACACCCAAAATTAACTGAAAAGGAAAACGGAAAACGAAACGCTCCTGTGCCATATGACTTGAAGGGTGGTAGTGAGTGGTTTAATAGTGGTAAATGTATGATTACAGTTCATAGACAAGACCCAACTTTTAATCTAGCAGAAATACATTTTAATAAAATAAAGCCACGAAGTAATGGTAATATTGGAATGATAGAAATATGGTTTGACAAAGAGAGATTGAGCTATTTTGAACAAAGTAACCCATCGCCAAATGTATACGAAAAGGCATATGCAAGTAAACAAATAATAAATTTATAGCAAAAACACAAATACGTTTAAAATGCATTTTAAAGCGATATAACGAACTTTA